GATCGATCGCCGCATAGTCCCCACAGGTATATCGAGGTCAGGCCCCGACTTCCTGCGCACTCGCACTACTTCCTTAGCGTCGGAAATATTGCCGAGCATTTCCTTTTTGATGACGTTGCCAGCACCACGGTGAATGCGTCTCTGTACTTTCGGATTTTTCACCTGTTTACGCAACTCAGCAAGCTGCTTCTCAAGCGGCGTCGTATGTGCGTGAATGTGTATCAAGTCCCTGAGATTTGACAAAGCAAAACAAGCTGGTCGTTTCTACCAACTTCTTCAATGCCTTGGATGTTGTAATACTTCGAGGCGTATAGTACGCGGTCGTCGGCTTTGATGCCTCGGCTGTCGCTACTGCTGCGAATCTTAAAGCGCAGCCGTTGCACGGGCATATCTTGGTCAGTCGTAATTCGTTCCGTCATGCCTTCGCCCGTCTTCATAAGTTCCGCCCAAACGGTAAGCAGCGTTGACCACGTTTGCACGCGTTCGCCGTAGTCGTTCGTGGTCGTGGTGTATCGCTCCACCGTTATGCGTCGGTCGCTTTGGCCTATCCTCATGACGTCGTAATAATGCGATATGGATTTAAGATAGCGTATAAACCAATTGGCAACTCGGCCACGGTCGTACCTGCTACAACGGGCTGCCGCTGTTCGTACATATGCGCCACCATCCAGCGCAAAGCAGTCAGTATCGGCTTTGGTATATCGGCCTCGGCATAACCAAGCGTCATGTTAATTTGCACGCGGTGGTATGCGTCGTCGTATGTGTCGGGCACTTGGTCAAACGTGATCCGAGCGGCGTTCGTTTTAATGTCGTACCAATATTTGGACGTGTCCAGCGTCTGCGTGCTGTTGCTGGTGTCCAAATACGTCACCGAACTGATGGCCGTAATTGGGCCAATCGGAAAACGCGAGGGCTTGAAATAATCGAGGTAGCCCACGGCACTCACGTCGCCGAGTCGCGTGTTGCAGTAATCCTCAATCCACTTTATAGCCGCGTCGCGGTACGCCTCTATCAGCGTATCCTCGTCGCTGTGGTCTACGCGCAAATGCGTCTTTAAATCGGCTACCGTTATAACGCTGTCGAGCGTCGGCGTGCCTGTTATTTCAACGGTCATCATGTCGCTAAAATACGGACAAAAAAAAGAGGCGACCGAAGCCGCCCCTTTCCCAAATTATCACGCTACTAATTATGCAGCTTCGATGTCTGTGCAGATGCTCAAGGCGCCTGGCTGACGTACAGCAACGTCGAAGAAACGGTTCACGTGCAAAGTAATTTGTGCGTTGCCCGCTGCGCTGTATGGGTCAACCAACAAGTCGAGGCCACCGAAGTAAGCCAAGATAAGGCCCTGTTGGAAGTTACCGAAAACCATTTGTCCCAATGGTCCAGCAGCATTTACCAAGTAAGGCGTGGCTACTGCTCGGTAACCGTTGAACGTGTTAGACGATAAGTCGTACAAAGCTGAAACGCTTGAAACTTGCGCTACGTTCTTAGCCAATTTAAACGCTTCAGGCGACATAGCGTAAGCAGCGCCGCCAAGGTTTCCACCAGCAGCCAAAACAGCCGCCTCCATAGCTACTGCCAATGCAGAAGTCATGTCGGTGTTGGCTCCACCAGTCGATTGGTCGTCTACGTCACTGTCGGCCAAAATCACGTCAAACGCTCGGTCGTCAATATATGCGTTCATCGCTGCGCTCAAGTCGTTCGCGATGAGCGTATCTATGCCCACACCTCCCTGGAGGATGAGTTGTTTTGTGTACGTGGTCTTTGCAGATACACGCTCAGGCGTCATGCTGACGGCATCCATCAACAAACCTGATGCAGCATTTGGGTCGGCTTCAGGTTCATCCGTTCCGCTTGCCTTGGTTGCGATTCGTGGGAATTGCAAGTTGCCAGCAGCGTTTCGAATTACAGTAGCTCCCAAACTTTCAATTACGGTTGGCGCTCGCAAGGCTTCGATGGCAGCAGGTACAACAGTTGCAACTGAACCCGAACCTGAACCCGTGGTTGCGCTGTGTTCGTCAGCGTCACCCAAAGCACGCAAAGCGATTGAAGGAATGGCGATTTGACCAGTCATTTGCAAGCCTTGTGAACGCGCCTCTTTCGCAGCTTCCTGCGCCCATTCAGCCTCAGCACCTTCCAAGCTGCGGCCGTTGGCGATTTGTGCTACGGCTCGGCTGATTGAAAACGCGCCGTGAACGCGCTCAACTTCACGCTGCTCGGCGTTCGAAACGTTTCCGCTCTGCGCCATGCGTGCAACCATTTCCTGCTCGCGCGTCTTGTGCTTAATCTTTACATCCAAGTCGACAATCATGCCGTCGAGCTTGTCGCATCGCTCCTGCTCTGCTTCTGTCAATGAGCGGCCTTCTGAGTCCGCTTTTTGTCCGATGCCTACGAACTCCTCGTAATACGCGGAGCGTTGGCCTTTTAGGTCGTTAAGTGTCATATTTGAAAAATTCTTTTCTGAGTTGTGCGTAAAGTTACGCGGTTCGGTTTTTATAGTTTCAGGCTCTGCGCGTTCTTCCTGTTCGGGTTCCTGCGTTTCCTGTTCGTCATTCAATTCCGCCGCTTCCTGCGCCGCCGCTGCCATGTTTCGCGCTGCTACTGTCGTTGTTGGAGCTGCTGGAAAAGTCACCGCCGAAGTGTCTAATAACCTGCCGACCTTGGTAATGGTCCGCGTGCTACGGTCCTCGCTCCATTCGTCTTTGTCGATGGTAAACGCAAAACTAGATTGAGTAATGTCGCCGCGCTTAATCAGCTTGTAAAGGTCGCGACCGTCTTGCGTGTCGGCCAAAGCTGCGCGGTACTTTAAGCCTGTTTCGTCAATGCTCAATTCCAGTGTTCCGTTCGTAGTTCGTGCCAATGGCGCGCCCGTATGATTGAGCAAAAACCGCACGTCGTCGTTTAACACCTCATCGAAGGCGCCGCGCGATACGGATTCTTTGAAATAGCCGAGGTCGTATTCTACATCAAAATTGCTGGCGTAACCTTCGACTACCAGCGAATCGTCACCTGCTGCGCGGACTTCTGCCGTGCGCAGTTCTACATTTTCGCCGTATTGGCTGCGCAGTTCTTCAATGCGCTTGTCATCATTCTGTTCCATTGTTCTCTGTTAGTTTATCCGAATAAGCGCCGAGTTTGTCCAGCGCGATTTGGTTGACTTGCACCACATGGGTGTCACCCCCGCTCGTGGGGTTGAGGTCTTCCCGTTCTCGGACTTCGTTAATATTTAAAACGCCGTTTTGCAGCATCTGCGTGTAGAAACTCGCACGGCTTTGCATGTCGCCACGGTACAAATCGTTGAGCAAAAACTTGCTGTAAATCTGCGGCCGCTCGCGCGATTGGATAAGTTTGCGGTCAATTTCCTGCTCGATACGCTTTGCCCACGGTGAAATTGTGTGGCGTGCAAATTGTAGGTTTTGCTGCTCGACGTTGTTGTATGTCGTCTGCGATTCTAGCTGCACAAGCGTCGGCGGTACGCTAAAGATGCGGCAAATTTCTTCCGCTTGAAACTTGCGCGTTTCGATGAATTGCGCTTCGTCGGGGCTGATGGAAATGCGCGAATATTTGAACCCAAACGGCAGCAATTTGGTGCCCGCTTGACGCGCTGCGCTGTTCCAACTGCCCTGAATAAGGTCCATTTGCTCCTTTTTTAGGGGCTGGTCACTGCTCAAAATGCCCGTCATTTGGCCGCCGCTGCCGAAATATTCCGCACCAAATTCCTCGGCCGCTTTCGCTAAACCAAGGTTTTCACGATGCAAGCGAATCGGCGATTTTCGCTGCAAATTGCAGATTTCAAGCATATTTTCAGCCTGAACCATGCCAACATTCTTGACGCTGAAAACGGGCTGGCCGTTTACAAATTTGCGGTCCACGTCATAGTAATCAAGGCCGATCAGGTTGGTGACATATCCGCGATTATCGCGCTCAATTAAGGCATATCCGCAGCCGTGCAGCACCGCCATGCTAACAATGGTCTCCCAAAATTCATAAGCCGTTTGGTATTCGTTGGGTCGGTATTTGATAACGTCGTATGCTGGGTGAATGTTGGCGGGCTGTATCTCTCGCCCGCTTTTTTCGTACACTTCAAGGCCCAAACTGGCAACCGTGGACGCGATTTTATACGTGCAAGCGTAGACGGTGGAGATAGTAAGCGCCGTGGTTTCGTTGATATTCGCGCCGCTTACCGTGTGCCCAAAAATACCAAGCTCGTTTGGAATTGCTTGGCTGTCGTATTTACCGACTCGGTAGCGCAATAATGCGCCTAATCTGTCGCGAAGTGTTGCCATATTGGTCGCAATTTACGAAAGGGAAATTATGTCGAAATAAGCTTCCTCGACCTGTGGCGTTTTCATGTGCTCGCCAATAGCCATTACCATAGCTACGATTGGGTCAATTTTTCCGCCGCTCTTTTGCTTGTCGGCTTTGATATTGCCTGCTGGGTCCATCTTTAGTTCCACATTTCCAAGCGCCCAGCGTAAAACGGGGTCGCCATCGTGCCAAATTTTGCCCGTTCGCGTCAAAACTTCAAGCTGTTTTGTGGGTGATGACATAGATACAAAGCCCTGACCAAACGGCACTAGCGGCACGCCGTCATCAACCAAGTCGATGGCAATTTGCGTGCTATTGTATCGGTCGAACGCTATTTTTTGGACTTGATAATTGTGCATAATGCTGTTTTCGTCAGTTACTTGGCCTTCGGGCTTGTTCATCACGCCACTCACGACGCGCCGAATGCTGGCGTAATCGGTCACGTTGCCGTCCGTCAGATGCACGTTTGGCAGCTCTCGAAAGGTGCGGTAAATGTGCGCGGGGTCACGTTCCAACACTTGGTCAACGGTATCGCTTGGTAGAAAGTAATGGCCGCGAACATGGTAACCGCCGTCATCGGGATAAACCATAACAAGCGCCGTCATGTCGGAAACGCTCGCAAGGTCGAGGCCGCCCCAGCACGGCAGGCCGTCAAGGTTTGCCTCGCGTTTGTTGCGCATCCAAATTTCATCCTGTATCCAAGTCTTTGAAGCCGTCACCCATTGGTTTAGGTGCTTGGTTTTAAATTCCACTTCGCGCGATCCGCCGAGGTTGATGGCTTGCTGTAATTGCGATTCCAAAAGCTGCGGACGTAACGCCGTGCCAAGTGACGGATTGGCTTTTATCCATACGCTGCTGTCGGTCCAGTCATCATCTTCATCGAGTTCGTAAATAATAGCGAACTGCGCGTCATCGTGTTTTATGCCGTCTAAAATTTCTTTGCACGTCTTTTGCAATTCGTAGCACGGCGATTCGCGGTTAAAGCCTGCCGTGGTGATTGTAAGATGCAACGGATTGCGGCGCGCCTGCATACCTGACCGCAGTACGTTGGCCACGCCGTCGGTTGGATGTGCGTGATATTCGTCGATGCCTGCAAAGTGGATATTGAGGCCATCAAGCGTATCGCGCTCCGCACTTAGGTACGTGCACCGCGCCGAAAGCGTCGGCGCTTTGATGTCGTGTTTTCCTGCTTTGAGGTGCTTTCTGAGCGGCGGCGAAATGGAAACCATCCGCTGCGCTTCGTCGAATCCGATTTTTGCTTGGTCTTTCTTAGTCGCTGCAAAATAAACCTCAGCAGCTTTTTCTTGATCAAAGAATAAAGCAGCGAGCGCAGCGCCCGCCATAAGAGTCGTTTTGCCATTCTTACGAGCAACAGTAATATACGCATAGTTGAATCTTCGTGTTCCGTCTTCACGAAACCAGCCGTAAAGATTCCACAAGATAAACTTTTGCCACGGAAGCGGGTCAAATGGCTGGCCGTCCCATTCTCCAACGGTATGCCGAATGGCGCGTTGAAAAAAGGTGATGTAAGCCTGCGCGGTATGCGCGCGGAATTCGAGGCCGCGTTCCTCGGCAGTATCGAGGTCGGTGAGATAGCGTTCGCACGCTTTGCGCGTGTACTTACTCGCCGCCTGCTTTCCGTGGACTACGTCAAGCGCGTACTGGTGCGCTTCAGATTGATGCATCTTTGAACGTCAACAATTCCTCGAGTTCGTCATCCAGCTCAACGTCAACTTCGATGCGCTTGCGTGCCGCTGGCGTCATGCCTAATTCCTTCAAAACTACAAGATATTTGCTCCGCGATTCCACTAGCATTTGATGCTCAGGGCGGTGCTTTGTCATCGTACCACCGTCGCGGTTGGTAAATTCGTACGTGTAGCCTTTTTCGTCAATGATGGCTTGCAGCTCGCGAACTTCAACTGTAAGGCAGGCCGCCATTTTTAACAGGTCTTCATCAAGTTCGCCGATATGTCGCGCGCTGCGCAAACTCTGCTTGATCCGCGCGTACGCAATCTTTTGCTTGTCTGTTAATTCGTCCATGCGATAAAGGTAAAACCAAATCGGGAAGAAAGGTCACAAAAAAACGGCCTCGGTT